ATCTTCTGCCGCATCTCCTCGTTCCAGGTGGCGAGGTTGGTCTTGAACTGCTCCCACTGGACAGCGTTGTCCTCGAGGTTCTGCTTGATGCGGTCGAAGGCGCCCTTGATGTCATTCCGCAGGCCCTCGGCGAGGTTGGCCACGCCCTTGCACAGGTTGTCCCATGCCTTCTGCCCCGCCTCGGTCTGCGTGACCCACCACGCCAGCGCGCCCACGATGGCGCCGATAGCGGCGACCACGAGTATCACGGGGTTGGCCGCGAGGAAGGATAGGGCACCGGACAGGCCGCCGATGGCCCCCGCCGCGGGGCCTCCCGCCTCCGCCACGAGGGACAGGGCAGCGGGTATGTCGCCGATGCTCGTCACCATGGGCAGCACCTCGGCTAGGTTGCCGAAGACGATGGGCAGGCCCGTCACGATGTTCCATGCCGTCTGTGCGGTCCCGAATGCCGCGTAGCCGCTTGCGATGCCGGCCAGCAGCGTCGCCACCAGCTCGCCGTGGTCGAGGACCCACTGCAGGACGCCGCTCACCAGCTCGGAGGCGACCGGCAGGGCCGTGGCGAGGGCGCCGCCGATGGCGTCGGCAAGTGCGCCGAACTTCTCCTCTATGGCGCCCACGAACTCCGAGATCTGCGGCCCGTGGTCCACAAGCCACTGCAGCGCCTTGTCGATGAGGTCGGCCAGCACCGGCAGGGCGGCGCTCACCCTCCCCGAGATGGCGTCCCCGAGGGCGCCGAAGTGGTCGCTCAGGCCCTGCATGATGGTCTGCAGGTTCTGGAAGACCTTGGTCTCGCCGAGCCGGTCCTTGAACTCCGTTATGGTGTTGGCGATGCCGCCCATGGCGTCGCGCACCCCGTAGCTGGCGTTGTTGATGGCCGCTGCGATGTCCTCGCGCCCTATCGCCTCGAGGATGCTCGCCCATCCCGCACCGATGCGGTTCTGGACGTTCTCCATGGCCGTGCCGATGCCGACGGAGTTGGCGCGCGCCTGCTCGGCGAACGATGCGATCTTCTGGCCCGTCGCGCCGATGTAGTCGTTCTCGTCAAGCCTGACGATGGCCTCGAGGAAGGAGTCCCAGCTGATGGTGCCGTCGTTGAGCTTGTCGCGCAGCTCCTCGACCGAGCCGCTCTGCCCGAGCAGCTCGCGGGCCACGGCCGCCAGCTGCGCCGGCATGACCGACTGGATGGACTGCCACTGAGCCACGGTCGCGTTGCCCTTGCCGAGCACGCGGTTGAAGACGCCCTGCGCCTGGGTGATCTCGGCCGTGCTCGCGCCGTTGGCGAGCATCATGTCGTTAAAGCCCAGCGACGCCCTCGTTGCGAGGTCGAGGCTGCCGGTGGAGTCCGCGATGGCCTGCGTCAGCGTGACCACGTCCTGCGTTGCCGTCGGCAGGCCGTCGAGGTGGTCCATGATGAGGCGGATGGACTTGTCGGCGTCCCCGGCCTCGTAGCCGAGCGACTGCATGACCTTCGGGAAGTTTTGGATTGTGTCGATGCGGCCGATGCCGGTCTGCAGACCGCCCGCGATGGCGCTGCCTGCCTTCGTGGCGAGGTTGCCGAGGACCGTGCCGATGGCGCTGCCCTTCAGCACGCTCATGAAGCCGCTCTCGTACTCCTTGCCGCCCTGCGTGCCGAGACCCTTCAGCTGCTTGTTGACAGCCGAGCTGAAGCCCTTCATCGAGGGCATGACGGTGATGTAGTAGGCGCCTAGCTCCGCCATGGCTCACCCCCTGTAGATGCTGATTCCTTCCGGGCTGAGCCCGAATGCCGCGGCGACGTCGCCCGCCGCGCGCCTCTGTTCCTCGACCGCGGCCTCGTGCGCCTCGGCCTCGCCCTCGAGCAGGACCGGCTGCGGCTCGTCCTTGCCGCCCTCGGCCGCCTTCGTGTTGGCCCAGTGCCATCTGCGCTGGTTCAGCTCCATGCGCCGCAGCATGAGCAGCTCGTCGCTGTGTGAGCCTGCCGGCGCGAGCGTGCGCACCATGCGGGACTCCCTCGGCAGCTGGGCGCAGAGCGCCGCGAGGTGCGCCACCCGGTCTGCCGTGGCGGTGTCGTCGTCCAGCCGGTGCAGGTCGCACCAGACGTCCATGCCGTAGTGCTGCTGGAAGTCGGCCAGCAGCTCGTCGCGGCAGCGCGCGTGGGCGGCGGCGAGGACCGCTAGTTTTTTGCCGATGCGTCCTCGATTACCGCCATGACCAGCTCCTGCATCACGTCGGCCGAGGTGTCGAGGTCGTCGGGGTCGTCGTTGCCGCAGAGCAGGTCCGCATACTCCTCGTCGCGGCCGCACAGCAGGCGCTCCATGGCCGCGAGCGTGCGGGACATGTCGCCCGACGCCACCGCCTTCTGCCACTTCCAGCTCTTTGCGCAGCGCTCGTCGTAGGTGATCTCGACGCCCTTGAACTCGATGGTCCGCATGTTGTTCCTCTCTCTTACGAAAAGCGGGGGCGCCCCCGGCATGGCCGCGAGGCGCCCCGTGGGGTCGGTTGCGTGCTTGGGTTAGGTGGTCTCGTTGCTCTCGATCCAGTCGAAGCAGCCCACGCCGTCCTCGTCGGTCAGGTAGGTGATGGTGGCGGTGCGCTGCGCGACGGTGGTCGCGTTGAGCGTCAGGTCGCCCAGCTCGGTCACCTTGCCGTCGGGGATGAACTTGACCCACTTGCGGCCGTTCTTGAGCAGCAGGAGGAACACGAACATGCGCTCCTCGTCGGCCTCGGACCAGTTGTGCTGCACCTCGATGGTGCCGCTGGCGTCCTCGACGTTGCTGTGGCCGTACTGGGTGGCCAGCGCGTTCTTGGCGACCTCCATGAAGCCGACCTCGACGGTCTCGGTGTAGCTCGCCGCGGCGGTGTCGACGTTGTCGAGGTTGATGTCGCGGAGGTTGTCGCCGCCGTCGCGGGAGACGGACTCGGTGATGCCGTCCTCAACGACGTAGCCCTGGTTCTCCCACGCGTCGGTGGGGGTCCAGGTCTTGAAGGTTGCCTTGGTCGGCACGTCGGTGGTGCCGATGGGGGCGGACAGGAAGTAGCCGCCCTTGACGCCCCGGGTGGTCGAGACGTTCTGCTTGTTGTTGCTCACGGGAGAAGGCATTGAAGCTCCTTAGTCGGTGTTGATGTAGGCGGTGAGGAGCACGAGGTAGCGGCCCTGCCCCGTCCTGCTCCACTGCTCGCTGCTGATTGACTCCAGCTCGACCGCCGAGAGCAGGTCGTGGTCCATGGCCGCCTCGCGCAGGGCGTCCACCGCCGAGAGCGCTATCTCGTGCGCCTCGCGGTCGGTGGTGCCCCAGCAGGTCAGAGCCAGACGCGGACGCTGCAGGAACTCCGACGAGGCGTCCCCGTCGAGGTCCACCAGCACGAGCCGGGTCGGCCGGTCCTGCGGGATGGAGCCCATCGTCGGGATGGCCTCGAGCGCCGGCGTGGTTACCGGGACCGTAAGGGCCGTGGCGAGGATCTCGTGCACGATGTCGATGGGGTTGGTCATCGGCGGCCTCCCCTCGTGGTCATGAGGCGGGCCGCGCGCTCGAGGCGGTGCGAGTGTCGCTCCGCCATGCGGGCGCGCGTGTCTGCCGTCTTGACGCGGGTGTGGATGCGGACCTGCCCCCGGATGGTGTCGTGGACGTAGTCGCCCGTGCCCAGGCTTGCGATGCGCGCCAGCTCGGCGCCCTTGCGGTCGCACTCGGCGAACATCTCGCCGCCGTTGAGCACCTGCCGAAAGCCGGTGCTGTATGGCACGAAGCCTCTGCTCCTAGCCAAGGTGCGCCACCCCCTCGACGGCCCAGCTGTAGTCGCCGGGCGTGTTGGCCCTGCTGTAGCTGGTGGGAGCGCCTTCCACCGAGAACTGCCGGCCGCTGACGAAGGTGTCGTCGGTCGGGTGGCAGGCGATGAGGGCGCCGCGCAGGTCCGCGTCGAGCGTCTTGGGCAGGAAGAAGGTCATGCGGACCGTGACGCCGTGGGGGCGCCCCTGCTCGATGTCGTCGGCGGTGTCGGGCCTGCGGTCGCCGGGGGCGTAGCAGCAGGTGGTGGTGATGTCGGGGTCGGTGCCGTAGGTGTAGGTGACGTTGCCCCACGGGTCCTCCGCGGATGCGTGCGGCAGCCAGATCGAGCAGGGCACCGAGCGGAAGGGCATGCGGCGGCCTAGCATGGCTCGCCGCCCACCCTCGCGCGGATGTCAACGATCACGCCGCCGCCGACCCCCAGCAGCGCCAGCTCCCCCTTCGTGAGGTAGAGGTCGCCGCTGGGGTTGGCGAAGGTGGCGCTCTGGGTGAAGGGCCCCATGGTGTAGCTGGCGTCGCTGATGCCGTATGCCTCGGACTCCGCCGCCATGAGGGCGCGGTTGACCATGGCGCACGACACGAGGCGGAGCCTCTCCAGCTGCTGCTCGTCGGCCGGGTCCACCTCGACGCGGGCGTCGAGGATGGTGGCCGCGTCCCCGAGCAGGGCCTCGGCCCGCCCCCTCAGCCCCAGCGGGACCTCGCCGTAGCGGGCCTCGAGGTCATCGATGGTCGCGTAGGCCATGGTCAGCCTCCCTCTATTCGGTTTTCTTGGTTGCGGTCCTGCGCTTGGCGGGCGCCTTCTTGGGCGCCTGCTTCGGGGCCTCCTCGGGAGTGAAGCCGCGGGCCTTCAGCAGCTCCGCGGCCTCGCCCTGGGCGTCCACCGGCAGGCCGGTGACCGGGTTGATGAGCCTCATGGCTTAGGAGGTTGCGTCGGTGAGCTTCACGAAGGCGCTGGCGTCCTTGACGATGAAGCCGACCTCGGCCTCGGCGCGGATGGCGAACATGTTGCGCTGCCAGAGGTTGATCTGGTTCGTGCCGTCGTTGATGGTGGCCTCCTCGGACATGGCGACGTTGATGCCGTCCACGATGCCGTAGCGGGCCTGCGTCCAGTCGCCGGCGTAGCCGACCACGTTGGGGGTGCCGGCCTTGTAGACGCGGTCGCTCTCGACCACGCGCGCGCCGAGCAGGCGGCCGATGGAACTGTCGTTGTTGATGCTGTTCATGAGCAGCGGGTAGCCGGAGCCGTCGGTGGCGAGCATGAGGATGCCCTCGCCCTGCGGGGACATGGCCCAGCCGTTGAGCTTGCCGGCGGCGCCGACGGTGGTGAAGGCGTTGACCAGCTTGGCGTAGGTGCCGGTGCCGCCGATGCCGACCGCGGTGGCGGCGGTCAGGACGTCGAAGCCGGTGCCGGGGGCGGTGCCGCCGAAGACGGTGGAGTCGAACTTCTTGCCGATGGCGGCGGGGAGGCGACGCACGAGCTCGCGGTAGAGGGCCGCGAAGTCGCGGCGGAACTCGTTCGAGAAGAGCTCGATGACCGCGATCTTGTAGGGCGTCATGGTCTTGACGCCGAAGCTGGACTGGGAGACGGGCTTCTCGGCGGTCTCGGCCACGAAGTCGGCCGTGGGGTCGCCGGTGATGATGGGGATGGAGATGCCGCTGCCGGGCAGGCTCACGCGCTGGGCGAGCTGCATGACGGCGGACTGGCCGACCGCGGCGGCCCAGATCTCGTTGGACTGCTGCGGGGTGAGCTGCAGGCCCGTGGTGCCGCGGTTGGTGTCGATGGGGTTGGTAGCGAGAGCCATGGTGGCCCCTTTCTCTTAACGGTTGAAGAAGCGCGCGGCCATCTCCGCGAACTGGTCCGCGGTGTCGGCCGGCTTGTCGTCGTCGCGCACGACCCGGCTCTTGGGCGCCCTCGGGGCGGCGGGGACCTTCGTCTCCTCCGCGTACTCCGCGGCGAGCGCCTCCATGGCCTCGCGGTCTGCGCAGTGCAGCAACAGGCGCTCGGGGACGCCGGTGGCCTTCGAGACCTCCTCGGCGTCGGAGCGGCGCTTGGCCTCGGCCCTCAGCTGCGCCAGCTCCGCCTCCGCGGCGTCGGCGCGCTTGGCGGCCTTCTCGGCCTCGCTCATGCCCTGCTGCTCGTACTCGTCCCACTTGGCGGCCTTCTCGCTGTTGGCCTTCGCGCGGCTCTCCCACTTGCGGGATTGCGCGACGGCCTCCTTGTACTTGGCCTCCCAGTCGACCTCCTCGGTGCCCTGCGGCTCCTGCGGGGTCGGTTCCTGCGTGGTGACGTCGTTCTCGGCCATGTCGGCCTCCTTTCGCCCGTGCGGGCGTCGGGTCGCCCCGTGCGGGGCTGTGTCTGGATATGAGAAAGGCCCCCGTGCGGAGGCCGTTCTTCCTTGGGTTGTCGGTTGTCCTTTGTGCGGATGCACAATCACTTGAGGCCGTACTTCCAGCGCATGACGGCCAGCGCCCCGTTGGTGTCGGTGCGGTAGCCGGGCTTGGTGGCGCTCAGGAGGTCCACCCGCTGCGCCAGCTCGGTCGGGACGTCTCCGTAGCGCAGGGCCTCGTTGGCCTCGCGCCACATGTCGCGGTACACCGTCGAGTCGTAGCCGTCGATGGCCACGTCGCCCCGTCCTATCGAGGGCACGATGACGCAGTCGCAGTTGTGTGTTAAAATGCCTGCTGAGACGTACCATCCGCCCTCTGTCGAAAGGTTGTAGACGTGGCAGCTCCCCTCACTGATGTTCAGAGAGACCAAATCATCGACCTCTATCGGTGCGGTTCCGGACCGTCCGAGATTTCCAAGAAGCTCGGCGTCTGCAAGACCACCATCTACCGGACTTTGAAGCGCGCAGGCGTCGAGCCTAGCCAAAAGGTCATCGCCCCACCTGCTGGCGCGCTCGAAGCGTTCCAGAACGGAGAGAGCGTCTACTCCATCGCCCGCCGTCTCGGCGTGAGCAGAAACGTCGTTGACCGCTGGGTCCATGACGCTGGACTCACGCACAGGGGATGCTCCGAGGCTGGGCTTCTTCGTGCCGCCGCCATGACCCCCGAGGAGCGCGCTGCCCAAGCTGCTGCGGCTCATGACGCATCGCGTGGCCGCATTCCCACCGACGAGGAGCACGTCAGGCGAGCACTCACCGTCGAGCGTCAGGCCCGCGAGGGCATCAAGCTCCCCAGCGAGGGCGAGGCCCTCATGCTCGAATGGCTCGCCGAGCGCGGTCTTGAGTGCACGTTCCAGAAGGCCGTGTGGCGATACAACGTTGACATCGCCATCGGGGAACATTTTGCGGTAGAGATTCTTGGCGGCGGATGGCATGCCATCAAGCGCCGTCGCGTCAACGAGGCGCGACGCCTCGAATACCTCCTCAGCCGTGGGTGGAGCGTCGTGTACGTCTGGAATACCTCCGCCATGCCCATGACCGAATGGTGCGCAGACCAGACTGTCTCCTTCTACGAGGTCGCCAGCGCGTTTCCATCCGAGCGTGGTCAGTATTGGGTGGTCAGGGGTGACGGTAAGATTTCGGCCTTTGGCGGTGCCGAGGCTGATGAGCGGGCCCTCATACTTCCGTCGCATGCCCGCAAGTAGACCTCTACCGTAGACTTCCGTATCGCCGACCACACAATGTGCGTGCGTGTGGCTGGCCGCCTCCTCGGTCATGAACCAGTAGCCGAGGCCGGCCGTCATGAGGCACCATGCGCACGTCTCGGCGCCGGCGGGGACGCGTGCGTAGCGCACGTCGCGCCGGTCCTGCTGGCCGCGCTGCCAGACGCCCACCTTGGATGCCCGGTTGACCTCGAACTGGATGCGGCGGTTCAGCTCTCGCGCGACGCGGGCGTAGTCCAGCTCGCCGTCCTCGTCGGTGGCCTGCCTGTAGATGCCGCGGATGGCCACGAGCGTCGCCTGCTGGTCGAAGCTCGACATGGCCTCGAAGTCCACGTCCTCGCCCGTCTGCAGGATGCTCAGGCCGCGATAGAAGGCCGTGGCGTAGTCGCTGCCGGCCTGCGACGCCGCGCGGCAGGCCGCCACCACGAGGTCCTCGACCATCTCCCGGTCGGTGAGGTCGATGGCCGCGAGGGTGTCGGCGAGCACCGTGCCTGCCTGCTCGCTGACGCTGCGCACGCCCTCTGCGT